TGTCCTACCTAAACTAAATCCTGCTTCAGTCTCTAATCTAGAGATAGGTACATTTAAACTTCGGAACAGTTTTCTTTGGAAGTATATAATATCTTCTATTTCACCTAGGTTTTGACCGCCAGGCAAGGTGGTAATCTCTGTTCCTCTTCCACCTTCTCTTCTTGGTAACCAGAAATCTTCCAACATACTCATATGTTTTCTATCATCTCTGATTTCACCTGTATCTGCATTGTAGACTAGTTTATTTTTATATCTAGTCATAGTATCTGCAAGATACTGTTCTGCTTTTGCCTTCGGAAGATTACCTACATCAATGTAGAATATTCTTCTTTCTGGAGCTCTTGATATTCTGTAAATAACAAGTGCATCTTCCATCATTCTTAACTGGTTAGCTGCTTTCAATCCTTTGTGCATATAACCAATGATGTTTCGTCTATTTGCATCCATCATTCCAGATGTACAATAAACTATTGCATCTGGTGATATCATAAGTGTTTGACCACCTTGACCTGCGTAAGACTGGTTTTTTTCAAAACCACTTTGGTTGTAAGTGTAGAACTCTTTTACTTTGTCTACAACCTCTACACCATTCTTATCTTTTTTCTTACTAACTTCTCTGACCTTTTTCATTTGAAGAGGGTCAATCATTCTTAATCCAACGATACCTTTTTTAGGTTTCTTTGGGTCAACTAGTAAGTGGAAGTACATTCTTCCATCTACATACCACTTTCTGAATATTTCAGAAGAGGTTTGGTTGAACCTCAAAAGTCGTAAGACTTCTGAGAATTCATCCCTAACCTTGGATTTAATTGAATCTGAAAGTTTAGTTGCATCTAGATTGATACCAACCTGTGCATCTAAATCATTAGAGGAAATTGCTTCTTGAACGATATCGTCAATTGCCATATCAACCTCTGGTATCAATGACATTGTTCGGTATCTTAGAATTAAGTCTTGTTCAGACTTAACTCCACCTTCCATGTCAACGAATGTCCCTTGGGCCATTCCACCACCTATTGCATAACCACCTTGCCCAACTTCTAAAACTTGAGCTCCATCGTCATTAATAGGTGCAACAAAGGATGGTGCTTGTTCCTCTGCGTTCTTCCTCTTTATTTCAAATCCAAATATTTCCATAATATATATTTATAACACTTGAGAAGAACCCTATTAAAGAGTTCTTTCCCAGTGAGAATAACTGAATGTTACATCAAAAGTCTGTATCTCGTCAGCAGTATCGTAACTTAAATCGATTTGTGCTAATGTTTGAGGATACATATTATACAACTCATATGTTGCAATAATACTGTCATCCCTATTTAATTGAGATATAGTTGCTCTTGAAACTAGATAGTCTAAGTCTGTTGCACCAACACCACTATCTAATTCTTGTATACTTTCCATCCATTGTTCACATGCTGTTCTAGCAGTGAAGTTTATATCGTTGATTACTGTAACAGTCCAATCTTCGAAAGTCCTATCCCCAGCAATTTTTAGTTTATGTCCTCTAAAAGGAACTTCTACTACTGGAAGGGTAGAGCCAGGAATTGCGGCAGTTTTGCACATAAATTCTATGTTCTCACCCATTCTAGGAATGTAGACTTTAAATCTGTTGGAACGAACTCCACCAGCTATCAACTGTGACTTAAATTCATCTATAGTTGCCATGTCTTACTCCTTAGTTTCCATACTGGGTATTAGTTGCACCATATACTTCTTCAAATTCTACACCAGACCTAGCTGCAACGAAGTTTAGTGTAATGAAGTTGATGCTTCTATTAGGTTTAACGAAAATAGACGCTTGGAATTGATTTGCATCCACAACTGATTGTGGGTTATTTGTGTCGTCACATATAACTTGGAAATCTACTATTCCTCGTCTGCCTTTTACTTGTCTTAGGAAAGGTTCAATCGTTGCTCTAAATTGAGCTCGTGTAAACGCATCGTTAAATTCGAATAATTGGAATTTAGCAGCTGTTGCGATTGCCTTCTCCATAACAATGAATAATCTTCTAACATTAATTCTGTCAAATGCACTTGCACTTGCAAGAAGAGTTTTATCTCCAAATAAACAAGTCCCTTGGCCAGGGAATGTTACTAATGGATTTACTCTCTTTCTATATAGTGCATCTCTTTCAGCTTGATTTGGATTGAAAGACAATTTAGTAATACCTAAAATTTGTCCTCTATTAAATCCAGCTGGTGAGAACCATGCATCTCTATCTCTATCAGTTCTTGCCATGATACCTGCTACATGACCATTGCCTGGCACATAACAGAAGTTATCAGTATACTTATCATATTGATAAGTCCAACAACTATCTAGTACTGCATATGAACTTGAAGTTAAAGATTCTGCAAATGTGATAATATCTGTTGCCTCACTTCCACTGTTGTTTACACAATCAGCTTTACGAGGTGAAATGATTGCCATACAATCTTTTCTAGCTTCACATAATGCAATTAAATTATTTGCTTGAGTTGTTGCTTCTGCAAGTGTACTTATTACACTACCAGATGCATAACCATCTAGTGGCCCTGCAATTAAAAAGTCAACATCTTGTGTTTCTGCATCACCGAAATGTTCGGTATTTGCTGTGTTCTTTGCACCAGAAGATAAAGGATATCCATCTGCACCATTGGTTAAATTCCCACCTAAAGGTAGGTCATGCGTGTCAAACGCTGCACCAGCAACTGCGAAAGTGTTTCCTGCTTCTGATAATGCTGAATTGTCGTGGTTTGTCCAGAAGATGTAGTTTGAGTTGTATCTTATTTTATCAACATAGAAGTTTGAATTACCCTCAGAATCTTTAGCATCGGATGCCATTGATAGACCTTCGAATACTTCTAAGATTTCGCCAGGTATTCCTGTAATCTGACCATCTTCATCTATAACGACAACATGTAGTTCATCTAAAGAAGAACTGTTTGCAGTTGCATCTGGACTAGAGCCAGGAGCTTTAGTCACTTGACCTGCGAATTCCCACTCTCTAGAAATGTTTGCACCATTACTTGGTACAACTTGTAATTTCTGAGTCTTATCAGACTCTAAGTGGAAAGTAACATCGTTTGATGATATTGCTGATATTTTATATCTGAATGCTGAACCAGCAAAGGTGATTATATCACCAACTGCAAGTTTAGTTCCATCTGCAACAGTGACAGTTTCGTGTCCTACTGAGATTGAAGTGTCACTAACAGTTGTAACATTCACTTGAGAGAATGCATTTGCACCAGCACACATAGATACTCTTAAACTATTACCGAGAGACCCAGCACATCGAGCTGCAAATAAACCAGCAGAGCCAGGAGCTGCACCAGTATGATAATTTACTTCATAATAATGTGTAGGGTTTTTAATTAGTAAACCAGCTGAACCAGTCGTTGCATTTAACATTTCCCCAGTCGCACCTGCGGCTATTCCATTCAATGCACGAACTACTTTTAAGTTGTTCCCATACTTTAAAAAGTTTGCAGCTGAGTAAAAGTGTTCTTTTTTACCTAGGATAGTGTTGTAACCATCACTACCTTTTGCACTAGGTTCACCAAACACTGATACTAATTCCTTCTCAGATGTAATAGTTCTAACTTCATCAACTGGGCCCCAACTAAATTCTCCAGCAAATGCACCAATAGATGATGAAATAGCTGGAACTACATTTGTAACATCGATTTCTCTGACTTGTACGCCAGGTGATACTTGAAATGCCATTTTAGTTTTCTCCCATAAAAAGTTTTCTATTCTGACCGAACCACATATTTTGTTGTTCGTCCATAGTATTTAGTATTTCTTTGATTTTAAAAAGTCCCATAATCTTTGTCATTATCTACGACTGTCCATACATCTCCATTTTCTGTGAAGGTTTCTGTGTTTCTACCACTGTCTATGATACCTATTGGGACTATATCGTCTTCGATTTCTTTTTGTTTTTCTGCATATAACATAGATTTTAAGTCTGCACTTGACATATCTTTGAATAGTGGTGTACTAACAAACCATGCAAACATAACACAATTCATTACCATATCGTCATGACAACCACCATCTGCTTGCCAAGATTGTCCTTTTGATACGAAAGTTGCAAACTCTTGTATGGTATCTGTATCTCTTATATAGAGTTTTTTCTCTTCCATAATCTCTCTAAGAGCTGCACATCCCTGTGCTTTGACCTTCTTGGTCATTCTAACTCCTATTCCATCTGCCTTGACCGAACTAGTCATGAACATATTTTCGTATTCTAATTCATAATACAACTCTCTACAGACCATTGTACCTTGGTTATTGTTCTCTACAATGATAAGTGCATCGTTATATAACTTACCATATTTTGCACATATATCTGGTAATAACATAGGAGATATCATATTATCTCTAAATGTACATACTTGTTCAAATAAATTACCATTATGTATATCAAATATAGTAAATGTAGAATAGTCCATACCTTTACCTTCTGCAACATCTACAGTCATTATATACTCATGATGTGGTTTAGGTTTCTTATATATTCTTGTTTGACCATATAATTCTTGAGGACTTTCAGATACTAAACCTAAAATTATATTAGATGGTATCAAAGTTCTACCAGTTCCTAGAAAAGAATTACCAAATTCTTGTTCAAATTGCAACTCTGAGGTATTTGCAATTGTAGTATCTTTCCATTGTTCGTCTCTGCCTGGCACATCATACCAGTTAACTTGGTAGTTTGCAAACTCATTTGAGTTAGTTACAGATGCCTCCCAGATTCGATGAAACATATTACCTACTCCATTTGCAGTAGATGTGATAATAACCTTTGAGTTTTTACCAGATGTAATTACTGGATATGTACCAGTATAAAATGGTTCTGCATTTTCTACGAAGGCAAACTCATCAAGATAAAGAAGATTAACAGATAGACCCCTAATCGATGATGTTGTAGTTGCAGATGCAATAATTCTAGAATTGTTTTCAAAATCTATACTTCCTTTGTTTAATGCTTTAGTGCCTGGCTGTAAAAAGAATGGTACATTTTCTAACATCGTAGTTATACGAGATAACATTTCTCTTGCAGTTGCACCTTTGTTTGCAAGAATAGCTACTGTTTGTTCTGGATGAAATAGTAAATACCATAGAAGATATGCACATACTGTTATTGATTTACCACTTTGACGACATGCAAGTACGATATTAAATCGGTTATCTTCGAAGTGTTCTATTAATCCTTTTTGATAATCATATAGTTTAAAGGGTACTAACCCTTCATCTAATGATATAATTTTAAGATATTTTGTAATGAAATAAGCTGGTTCACGAGTACATCTTAAATACTCTTGTACCTTATCGTCATCCCATTCTTCGGTAACACCTTGTCTTTTGACATTAATATTACCAAGATATCCTTCATTCTTTGGTTTCGGCATTTGATTTCTTCAATAGTTTCTGCAATTCAGCAGTTGACCCCACAAACAAATTTTGATTTGTTGTTTGGTGTCTGGGTCTTTCATCTTCTAAATCGTCCATCATCTTCTGTATTTGTAATAGTTTTTCAGAAGTTTCTGATACTGTTTTAATTAGTTGTCCTGCGACCTCATAGGTTCGCGGATGTTCACTTTCTTTTGCAAGGTCTAGGATACCCTCAATTGCATCCTGTCCTCTCTCTACAAGTCCATACAGAGTGTTTCTGGTGTACTTATAGTCTACTTGTTGCTCACCTTTTCTTTCTGCAAACTGTCCCTTTTCATTTCTAGGAACTAGTTGTTTATTAGTTTCTTTGACTACTTCTTCTGCTTCGTTGTTTATATCTAGAAGTTCATCTAGTTTTTCATCTATAGTTTTTTTCATAATTAAATATTTGACTTATCTGTATTGTAATCAAAGTCGTTTCCATCAAAAAAGTTTACTGTTTCAGTTATATTTAGTGGAGTTGTTTCTGGACTTACATTAGTAGGTTTAGGGACTTGTTTAATCTCACTTTGTCTTCCAGCAGTTGATGATGCTTGTCCATCGTCTGTAATATATGTTCTTGCACGAACATCTCTAATAATTTCAGATGATGAAATAGAACCATATAGATATGTTTTCATTTCAAAGTTCATTGTCCATGTAATTACTCTTCTAGATTGAAAGTCTCCTTCATACTCATCGGTATAAGATACATCTTGAAGTACGATAGGTACATCTCTTTTCTCTTGAGTGCCTGGCACTGTAGTCATTGTAACTGTAAAATCTGGTGTAAAGAATGGTAGAATTTGTTCTACAATCTGTAATGCATCTTCGGTATTCTTTGATAAAACATATAAACCAAAGTTTATATTATAAGGAACTGGTGCAAACTGTGTTCTTAAAACAGTATTGTCACCACTATCGTGCAATTTAAATTGTTTTAATTTACCAAGTTTTCTTTCTGCATCGTATGTTAATCCTGTAATATCGAATGCCATTCTTGGTAAAGTCATTGCAACCCTTGATTTAGTGTTATCCATAAGGTCTGCAGCTTGGTCTACTCTTGCAATAAATTTTTGTTTAGGGCCATAAGATAATGGAACTCTTACATTCTGTGATGTACTTCCATCTGCATTATCTCTTTGAATATCAATCTCATTGAACATAGTACCAAATACTGATACTGCTCTTTTGATTGCTTCATGATAGAAATGTGCCTTACCTAACATTAATCCTTTATCCCTAATACATAATTCTCTGCAGCTGACTCTGCATAAGATTCACTTTTGTTTTTGTATACTTCATCTTTAACCCACATGTTATCTTTGTAGAATCGAACACCCCATGAGTTTCCTGTTCTACCAACATCTGCTTTACGACCATTACCATCACCCCAAAATTGATGATTCATATATTGAAAAACCTTCATTCTTGATTCATTCTCTTGTAACATATTTAAGTACCATATTGCCATGTATATATTTATAGTGTCCCAAATGGATTACTTTCACTAAAGTCTATTATGTTAGCACCAGCAGTTTCAAAATCTTTATTGTCTGCAAGTGGGTCATTAGGCATTGCATATTGGTCTGGTGCAGTTGTTATTGTTCTATTTGCATTACTTGTTGCACCTACAATATTACCTGCGTTTGCATTTGATGATAGTACAAACATTGTGTTTGTAGCTGGAGTTGCAGTATCATTAAATGTAATGTTATTAACTTTAAGTACTTTATTAGATGCACCAATTGATGAATAAGATACTACTTGACCAGATACAGTCTTACCTGTATTGACTGTTTGTGTTACAGTTTCACCTACTACAAAGTCTCCAGAACCAGCACCAAGTGTCATCTGTACTTGATATGAGAACTGGTCTTCTATATTATCTAGTTCTGCAATACCAACATCGATTTCTTCATGTGAGTATTCGTATGTTTCACATTGTAGTTTGAACACATTAAGTTTACCCAACTGGTAGAATGGGTTTTCATGTTCTACAAATCTAATTTCAAATACTTGGTTTCCAAGAGGGAAGTAAATTAAATCACCTTCTTGTGGTCTTGTTGATACTGCAAGATTAGCATCTAGTGATATAAATCTTTGCCATGTTCTTCTGGATAAAACAAATGTTGCTTGGTCTCTTACTTCTACACCAAACTTAGATAATAAGTCTCCTTCACCTTCAAATCCTTCGGTGTTTTC